ATGATAATGAGTATAAAAAACTGATGGATTCAATTTCATACAATCCCCCATTTTTAATGCGTATGTTTAAGTGGGTGCCTTCAGTTAAAAATATCATATCATATAATAATGATAAAACCTTTTATACAAATTATAATAACCTTGGACAAATAGATAAACAAAAAATCATCCATTATCAAATGGTTGAATCTTTAGAATGGGGAAACAATGATTAGTGAAAAAATAATTAAAAAAATAGTCGGGCAAACTGATGTTGAAGTTATCGAAGATATTCTTCGTGGTAATGACATTGAAGCACCAGTTGCCAAGATTGTAAATAATGGATTAGAGCTATCTTATGGGGTTTTACAGCGAAAAAAGATTTATATTGAGTCTGATGGTAATGATGTATTTATTCAATCTGAAATAGGGTTAGAACATCATGTCCCAAAGGGTATTATTAAGACGGATAAGTTTACTGACGGTGATTCGACGGAGCTATATGGTAATGAATACATCAAAGATAAAGATGGCAATATGGTGAATGACGATTACACTGGTAAAAATATTATGGAGTCATTTACGAATACACATGGTCAACGCATTATGGATGCTATGTTTGATGCATTACAAAATGAAGACGCCGATGAATTTATTAATTTATCGGAAGAAGATGTTAAAAAATTAGAACGGGGGCTTGGATAATATGGATATATTTGAAGAAGATATTAAAAAACAGTTTAAAAAACGGTCTGATCTTGAAAAACACGTTGATGGTGAATTTGAACGGCAAGAGTTATCCGAAGCCCAACGGGTAAAAAAAGAACTAGATGAATATCAAGATGTGTTTAGACAATTAGAAGATCACGCAGATAGTTCTATTGATGAAAAGACGAAAACTATGGCAGAATTATTTGCTAATCAACGCAAAGCTACCGAATTATGTTCACAACTACTTCAAGTAGATGAAAAAGGCCGCGATGAGGAAACAATTGATAAGCTTTCTCAATACATTAGTTACATTGGACGAAAGATTGCCGATAGTTTTTCCGAAGTAGCGAATGATTATAGAGATAGTGGAGCAGAAGTTACTGAGGCGGTGATGGATTATGGTGAAATTATGCAAGGGCATGATAATTACCTAGCAGATATTGACAATTATGGAAAAGGATTGAAGAAATTATGAGTTATAAAGAGGCACAAGACGAAATTAGACAAAGTGATTGGGTATATTTTGAATTTGATTTATATCAAGTCCGTTCTGTAGATGATAATACTATAACCTTATGTCACCATATTGGAGATATAATTACAACTCCTGATAGATGTGTTCACTTAAATCATACAACTAAATGGATATCTGATCAAATTCAGGAATATTATCGCATGACAGGTGAATATTCTACGTTAATTTGGACGCATGGGCAAGTAATTAAAGAATATTTTGTTTCTGTATGGGAACGGGCTATGATATTATCAATGAAACATGCCAATACGGAGATTGCAGATGTTAGATTTTTTGGGGTATGATATCTAAAATTGCCGAAGAATATAATAATACTAGTATAAATGGAGTATTTCCATTTAGATTGCGTGATAGTGATAAGCAAGTAAGTAAAGAAATAACATACGATAGCCATCTGAGGGAATTAACTAAACATGATTAATATAGAAGAAACTATAGTAGGTTCATATAATGAGATTAAATCGCACCTCGGAGCAATATTTAGTAATAATGAATTAGAGGATGTATTAAAGTTAAATATAAAACTACCTCAACGAGCACCTTAGATATACAATTAAAAAATATTCTCGACAACAATTTCGACAAAAGAACTAAAAGTGCGTCTGGTGTAATAATAGGGTTGTATGCTATAAATAAATCAGATGATGATATCGTTCAAATATCAATCACACTTAAACAATTCAACATAAAAATAACAAATGATTAAATCAATCAATTATGGAAAAGGATTAAGAAAACTATGAAAGAAAATAAAGAGCAAAGGCAAATAATTGACGAATATGAAAGAAAATACCATATCACATATGATATGCGCGATTTATATAATATAGAAACATATTACGACGAATATAGTAGGGAAATTAAGGAATATTATGAACGCATTAGAGTCGAAATTGACGAATTGGATTACACCCTATTGAATACTCAATTTAGTGGACGTGAATTAATTTTACGGCGTCGGTTAAAATTACAATTAATTTTATGGGTTGAATATTATTTAAATAGAAAGTGTTTTATGAATGAAATTAAAAAAACTATGGATGAAATTAAACAAATAGACGACTCGACTGGAAAATAAAACATGATTAAATCAATTAAATTCGTAGAAGGATTTACCGTAAATGAAATTTATAAGAACGCAGATAAAGAACACCACTTCACAAGTGGCCTAAATGCGTATTGGGGGCCTAATGGTTGCGGCAAGTCAATAGCATTAAAATTCCTTAAGTCTTACTGTTCAATTCCACTTGGAGGTTGGACACAAGTTGTTGATCCAAAGACACTTGCACCCGATCCATTTCCACATTGTTATCGCGCATTCACACCTGAAAAGGATAGAGTGGTTATTGATTGGGATGGAACGCCTGTATTTTATAATGCTGGTGATATTTCAGATAATAATGCGTGGTTTTTCCAAGCCGCTGGTAATAATTCAGAGGATGGGTTGTCCACAGAGGCTGAACGCTTTGACACAATGACTGAAAAGCCATCGTCTGGCCAATATCGATTGAAACAAATCAATAAAATTCTTAATGTTGTTAAGAACCCACCTAATTATAATAATGCTAATCCAAAACTGGGTGATGTTAGTGAACAGTTAGAGTATCTTAACAGTCTTCCAAAGGATGGTAAGATAACTATGCTACTTGATGAGCCAGAACGCTCTCTATCACTTCCTAAACAGAAGAAATTGCTGGAAGTATTGCTGGAGCTGTCAAAAGATTATCAAATTATCATGGCATGTCACTCGCCATTTATTCTTGATTTACCAAGAGAACAAGTTAACATTATTGAGATCGAAAAGGGTTACACAAATGAGTGTGATCAATTGTTTAATTTTAGAAAATAATTATGGAAAATATGAAAACACAAATAGAAGCACAAACAGATATAGATTACTTAGAAAATCGAGCTAAAAATGAACTTCAGCGCGGAAATATGCTGGCATACAATAAGTATTGTTTTCTTTTAATTAAAATATAGTTATAAATAGAAAAATATTGCCAAAAGTATAAATAATTATATAAGACAACGAAAATAGGGTTGAGTTCACCCGAATTAACGCTTGGGAAGATTAGTCCGTTAGGACAGTCGTTGAACCAAGAAAAGAATGTAATTTCATATTTTTCATGATTTTACAGAACTATATGAAACAAATCGCAGTATTTAAGGATACGCTTCGCATTACTGGAAAATAATATGTTTTTGATTGACGCATCCTACGTTTTATGGTAGGATCATACTATGAACATTGATTCAAAAACCTTTGAACATAGTATCCTCTATCAATCAATTAAAAGCCCATATTTTATGGGGTCAATCATTGAACATGTTGATATAAAGTTTTTTAATGATAAAGACGTTAAAAATATATTTCGTCAAATACTATCTTTCTATAAAAGTTACTCAAAATACCCAAATCTTACAGAAATAAAGACTATTTTATCGGATGAAGCCACAAAATCGGCATTTATCAATGTTGTAGAAACATTTAAGGGGTTAGAAACCGATATTGATATTGACGTTCTTCTACAGCAAACAGAACAATATTTCAGAGAAAAATCAATTGTCAATACTATCCTTGATATTGGTGAAAATTTTAGAGATTTGACTCATACAGAGATTGCAGAGAAAGTGACTACTGCATGTGGCCTTACGATCATTACAGATATTGGATTTGACTATTTCAAGAGCATCGAAGAGCATATTTTATGGCTTCAAAGTGGTCAAAATAAAATATCCACTGGATTTCCGTTCTTAGATAAAAAATTAAAGGGCGGTTTTAATGCTGATGGTAGAGCACTTTATGTTATTATGGGTGGCACTAACTCAGGTAAGAGTATTGTGCTCGGTAATCTTGCTGCAAACGTAATTAGGCAGAATAAATGTATCCCAATTATCTCTTTGGAGATGGATGAGCAGCTTTATTCTCAGCGAATGTCTGCAAATTTTGCGGAAATCGAAATGGACGAGATTAAAAACGAAATTGATGAGTTTAGATCGACTATCAACACATTTAAAGAGAATAATCCCGATGCAAAACTAATTTTAAAAGAGTTTCCCCCAGGTAAATTAACTGTTGCGGGGTTAGATGCCTATCTTGCTAAACTAAAAAAGAGGGGATATGATTTTGGGGCAGTATTTCTTGATTATATCACCCTAATGCGGGTCGAGGTATCAAATGGTATGTATGAGAACGGTAAACAGCTTGCAGAGGACGTTAGAGCACTATCATATAAGTATGCAGTATCATTTATTACCCCAATTCAGGCAAATCGTGGCGGTGTTGATGGTGGACAGCCAAAATTGGATAATGTTAGTGAATCTATGGGTATTGCCCATACTGCCGACTTTATTGTTAGTATATGGAGAGAAGAAGATGATGTTGAGACAGGAACGATGCGTATAGGAGTCATCAAAAACCGTATTGGAGAAAACTTTGGTGTCCAGATGTTTGAATTAAATAAATATCTGAAATTGAAGGAGGTTGATGAAGTATTTGAAGAAGACAAAGAATCGATGGGTGCTCAGTTGAAAGAACAAATGAGTGCATTAAGCATTTTTGAAGAATTGAATTTGGATGTGAAATAATTCAAGTTGACAAAACCAAGTTCATTATAAATAATAGCATGTCATCTAAAAAAATATTTTTTGTTTCTAATTATGGGCTGATGTATGCCGCATCACAAATTTTATTAGAATACGCTGGGATAGTTCCAGAAAGGGTTCTTCACACTAAGTATTCTGAGGTTATTGATGATTTGGATACGTTTCTATTTGAACATACTAACCATGGGGATACAATCATATTTATCGGGTTCAATTCAGATATTGAAAAGGGCGTCCGTAAAGTGTATAGTAAACATACGGGGTTCAAATTTTTAAATAATACCGATACTACCAATTCATTACATCAATCCATTGATATTTTCAAGAAATCTAATGTATCAAAGACATGCGATATCATAAATTTTGCAAGATATGCTAAAGATTGGGTATCAATGGACTTTAAGTATAAAGAATCATATATTTTAAACGTGTTGTTCAGGGTATTAGATTTTAACCAATTTTATTCTATATTTAATAAAGGGTATGACACTGAATGGGCTTCGAGTTGTATCCCATATGTTGTTGAACACATTAAAACGTTCAAAGCTCAGTCCCAAAATGTATATGTGTTAAAGGGTTTCTACTTCGTTAACTCAAATATTCAATATTTAGATGATTATATGTATTATTATATACCCAAACTTGGCAACCTAAGCGTTATTGATACAAAGAAGGGTAGGTTGTATCTAAGAAAGCATCCAGACTGCGAGAAAGACATTCTCACGTTCGCAAACAAGGTATGCGACGATACAGTTGGATATAAAAATTTATGTTCAGCAAATATCTCAAAAACATTTCTAGAATTAACCAAACAAATTAAAAAATATGATCTATAATAACTTATTCGAAAAATCACCATTAGAAGAGCTTGAATTTAACGAATTTCATGAAATGATCTTGAAGTTTTGCACATATGTGTGTATGTTGAAGAATAAAAAGTTAAATTACCCTTCGATTTTTGTTGCAATTGTTGAAGATAAGGGTTTACTAGAACTATATACAGAATTTTGTGGATTTGATAACACCAGAGACTCAATTTTAGAGTTTTTAAAGTTTGATGAAAGCATAACCAAGAGTAAGTTTATTAAAAAAGTAATCAATAATGGAAGAATTTGAGAAAGTTATTTATAATACCTATTTAAAGGTTATTGCAGCTAAACAGCAACGGGCATTTAGTTATCGAAAAAACTTTGACGATCTGGATGTTGAAAAACGGGGCGATTTAATCAAATTGTCAAATTTTCTAAAAAGATATCCACATATCCAAGTAGAAAAATTTCTAGAATCACCTTATAAACTTTTTGAAGACACAAAATTTTTCCCATTGAAGTTTTATACTAAGCGCAGAGCACTATCGGCATACATTACATACAAAAAGCAGTTGATTAATCTACCGCCAGATAATGAATACCAGATTAATACAGTAGTAACCAGCCTAAAATTCATTTTAAAGTTTTGCATAGCCGAAAAGATCAAAGTGGTTGATTATATTGAACATATAGATGGAATTAACTCATGTCTCACGCACCTTAAAGAAGATAATGTTAGCATTTATACATTATTTGGGTTTGACAACTTCAAATCAATACTGTATAATACCGATTCAGAATTGAAAACATTGTTATTCGGAAGTAATTATATAGATTACGATATTATGCATAGAAAATATATTCATAGTAAAAAATGTCGAGAACTTGTAGAAAAGGGCTTGAAAAAGATCAAAGACTATGGTATAATATAAAGATCAAATAAATTTGTTCACATAATTGAACACTAAACGGCACATAATTGCCACAACATAAACATAAAGGAAATAAAATGACAGATACACTAGATATGGACAGCCTGTTCGATGAAATTAGCTCAGGTTTTAAGAAGGAAAGTAGCACTGGGGGTAGTTCTTTTTATAAGGATATTCTTAAGTTTGAAAAAGATAAGGATTATATCGTAAGGTTGCTTCCTAATCGTAAGGATGCGGAGCATACAATTTATCCAATTGAATATCATGGTTGGAAGAGTTGTTCGACTGGTAAATACATGGAGGTAGTTGATCCTTCTCGTCTTGACCTACCAAATCCAATTAAACAATATTCCTATGAACTGGGTGCTAAGTTGAAAGCATTGAAATTGGATGTGACAGACCCTCGTATGATCCGTGGTCGGTCTATTTGGACAAATGAGACATGGCTACTTAATTGCTATGTTATTTCTGATCCAACAAATCCCGAAAACGAAGGAAAGGTTAAAATCATTCGTGCAGGTTCGGTATTATTCAATGATGTGATCCATGACCACTGGAAGGGAGAACGTGCTGATGAATACGGCAATCGCATTTTTGACCCATCATCAAACGGGTGTAATTTAAAAATCCGATGCACTGATAAGGGTGGTAACAGCACTAGTAAGATGAACGTTGAATACAATAAGTCATACTTTATGTCAGCGTCGGCAATTGAAGGCGTGTCGGATAGTCTTGAAAAGATGATTGAAACACTTGATAGTTGTCACGATCTTACATCAGTTTACCCAATTAAGACCGAGGAAGAGCTTAAGGAAATCCTTAATACTCACTTCATTGGTGGTAAAGACCTTACTGTATTGCAAGATGACGAGGAAGGGACGCCAAAGGGTGAGGCTGCACCTAAGATGAATGATGTTAGTGATATGTTCAATACAGCTTTTCCAACTCCAAAGGTTGAATCAACTCCAAAGGTTGAATCAACTCCAAAGGTTGAATCAACTCCAAAGGTTGAATCAACTCCAAAGGTTGAATCAACTCCAAAGGTTGAATCAACTCCAAAGAAGGATACATCAACTCCAACTATTGATGACCTATTAGCTGACATATAATATGAGTGATCGCCTTGACCCAGTTGAAGAAGCAATGTTTAGAAGCACTGCTAGTGGTATGCATAGATTAACTAGTTCTGTCACCAGTGGTGGTAGAGACAGTGGCTTACGCAATAACTCAATCGAACATCTGGCAAGGGAAATTGTGGGGCGCGGTGGGGATAATAGAAATCCCACTGCGCCACCTACTAATCAACCATACCAACACCCAGATATTTCTGATAATATATTACCATCTAAAATAGACGGCGATATGTTGATTGATATTAATCAAGAAATGAGATCGGCTGGTGTAGACATTAAAGATAATTTAAACATGGACGTTATTGATCGTCAAAATAAACCTATGGATTTGCCGTATTATAAATCTAATAAAAATAATCAACCACATCAACAATTACCCCAAGAGGATAAGAATCAGATGATGTTTGATCTAGACAGTCATGTAAAAGCCGAAGATGTATTTAATATGTTATCAGATATTCGTGATGAACTGAAAGCTATAAAGAAGAAACTAAATGAGCAAAATAAAGATAAGTAAATCATTTATTCATAATTTTTTGATACCTGTTGCAAATGTTGTCGATAAAGCCACCTTAACCATTAAGGATGGAAGGATATCAACAGTTGCTGCATCTAAATCTACTGGCATAATTTTATCAATATCCCAAGACATTGATACAGATATCGATGAAATGGATATTGGTATTGGTAATATCAAAAAATTCAAAATATATCTTGATACAGTGACCGATTTGGATAATAGTGATGAACTTATAGTAAACAATAATACAATTAAATACAAATCTGATAAATATAGGTTTACATTTCATCTGTTAGATAGTTCGATTACTGGCAAGGCGAAGATTTCTAAGGATTTGATTACAAATTGGAGTGTAGATAACTCATTCGTTGTATCGCATGAAAGCATTAGAGAAATCATTCGTATTAAGGCTGCAAATAAAGAAGCTGATAAGGTGTATTTCAAATTTGTTGAAGATGGTGTATATGCAGATGTAACAGATTATGCGATTACAAATATGGACACGACTGGATATAAGATTGCTGATAGTTTTGTTGGCAATCCTAATGCAACAGGGTGTCCAGTATCATTCGATATCATTAAGTGTTTATCATATCATAAAAATACCCCATTTAAATTCAAATACACAAATCGTGGTGGGTTTTTGATCCAAAGTATTATAGATGATACGTTAATTTCGTATGTTATCTCTGAAATTAAAAACTAATGAAAAATAATATAAAAACATTAGGTTATTTTATTAAAAGACTAAAGGATTCTGGATATGAGACATGGATGATGTTTGATCGATACTCTGATGCAGACCCAAGAAAGTTTACAATTCTTATTGATCCATCTAATGCCGCAGTGTGGATAACATGCTATGAGAATTTAGAAGATGAAGGTGATGTGTATTTTGAATTACATGATGGTGGGCAATTTATCCCATTCAGACTTCGCATCAAAACTGATTCCTTTGAAATTATCGTGAAGCACTTAAATAATTATGGTATCGTGAAGAAATATGCAGAGGAAAATAAATAATTATATGGATGAAGAAAATACAAACGATAAAATCAATTCCGAACGTGTTGAAAGACTTCTTAAAAAATTAGCCAATGTCCCACTAAGTGAAGCGCAAGAAAAAAGAGAACTTAATGCAGGCAATTTAGTTGCACATGTCGAAGAATACCTTGGCCCATTTATGATTTTTGGATATGACCTAAGTGGTAATGCAATTGCATTATCAACCGCTAAAAACCAAAAAGATATGGATGCATTAACGGTGTGTATTGGTAGGTATATGGCACAAAATACCGCTGGTGGTGCTTATGGCGATGTGAGTGATTTTGAGGGCGAATAATAATTATGAAAATCGATTCACCTTTATCAGTAACTGTAATTGATGGTCAATTAGTAATCAGTATTGGCATTGATAGAGTGAATGGCCATAACGAACATCCGATTTTCCCTCACATGCACTTTGATGATCAAAGCGAGTGGATTTCTAATGTCATTTATGAGCTTGAGAGGGACGATGAGACAGGCGCGACAGCTATTTCATCACTACTTGATAACGTAATGAAAGCTGCGATTGAAAACGGATCATGCGGCATCACAGAAAATTCACCAATTGGGTGGACATCTGATGGGGAACCAACCTGTGAACCGAACAAGATTCACTCTTGGTAGAGCGGTAGTATATTTTCCATTTTTTCGCTTGCTTTTTCTAATATTTCATGATAACATATCAACATGGATATAGTTATATTAGGAAGAGGGTATATATCGGGAAAAATTCAGAAGTTTTGGGAGTTGCCAGATGTAAATATTATTCAGGTTTCCCGATCTGAATACGATTATTTGAGTCCGTTCCAGTTTGATAATATGGTAAATAAATACAAGCCATCATACATTATCAATACATATGGATACACTGGTAAGCCAAATGTTGACGCATGTGAGGATAATGTGATGGAATGTTACAATAGAAACTACTATGACCAAATATCAATTCACGAAAATTCAAAACATCATAACATCCCAGTAATTACAGTTTCGTCTGGTTGTATTTATAATGATGAGACTGGTGAACGATCATTTACTGAGGATGACCCACACACATTTGGAGATACTAATCCAACTACATCTACATACTCTAAGACTAAGTCTAAATTTGATTCGTGGTTCGCAAATAGCGAATATAGCAAGAAAAATTACATTCTAAGAATTAGAATGCCATTTTGTGATCTTGATGATGATAAGGACTATTTAGGTAAAATTCTGAAATATGATAAGTTAGTCAATTATAAAAATTCAGTAACCTATATTCCTGACCTTGTATTGTTTATAGAAGAAATAATTGATCGAAAAGATATTCCATATGGTATTTATAATATTGTAAACACATATGGGATCAATTGTGAAGAGATTTATGCCATTGCTAAAAATTTTACAATGGTTAAATACCCTAAAAAATGGTATACGGGCGATGAATTACTATCTATGGGGATAATGAAGTGTCGTAGAAGTAATTGTGTCTTAGATAACAATAAAGCATCACAATATTGTAGTTTTTTCGATGCGCGAACCGCTGTTAAAATAGCATTAGAGGAACATTTTGAACATAATGAAAAATAAAACTACATATGGGGTAATATTAGCTGGTGGGCACGGCTCAAGGTTAAAAAATTACACAACAACAGTTGGAAATAAACATCTTGCTCCTGTATATTCAGGACATGGCGCAACGCCAATGATTGATTATCCAGTGTCTACCCTTATAGAGATGGGTATTACCAAGATTCTGATAATTACCTCACAAAAACATTGTGGGCAAATTGTAGAGCATCTTGGTGATGGGTTTGATAGGGGCGTGGAGTTCACATATAAGATTCAAGAGATGAACGACCCCAATAGACCCGCTGGTATAGCATCTGCACTTAAATTAGCACAAGATTTTACTGGTGAACATAATTTTGTGGTTATTTTAGGGGATAATTATTTTGAGTGGGATGATTATTTCAAAATTTGGTTGGATGAGTTTAAAAAATCCAATGAGTTTAAGTGTGGTCTATTTTTATATAAAACTGATAAATGGTCAGAATTTGGAGTAGCTCAGTTATCTAAAAATGTAGATAAACGTGGATATATAAACATAGAACAGATCGTCGAAAAGCCGAAAAAATATGTATCAGATTTGGCCGTAACTGGCATGTATGTTTATACACCAGATGTTTATCAGTATTTAGATGAATTGAAGCCGTCTGAACGTGGGGAACTAGAAATATCCCATATTAACGACATGTATGCAAAAGAAAACTTGACAATGTGGGTCAAGTTTGATACATTTTGGTCTGATATGGGACAAGTTGAATCAATGATATCAACTCAAAATTATATTAATGGAAAATAAAAATATTATTGTCACAGGCGGCTACGGGTTTGTTGGTTCTAACTTTATTAATTATCTAATTGATAATTTCGATAGTTTTAATCTTATTAATCTTGATAAAGAGGGTGTGGGATCAAATAAAACATTTGTTAAACCAACTCGCCTTGATACACAAACTATCATTCATCTAAAATGGGATATTTCTCATGATCTACTTGCTAAACAGGACATTATTGATCTTCCGTTTGATTATCTATTCCATTTTGCCGCAGAGAGCCATGTAGATCGTTCAATTTCATCCCCTAGAGGCTTTATTACATCTAATGTGATGGGAACTATGCAATTGCTTGAAAATGCCCATAAGATGGGTGTTAAGCGCATTATTAATGTTTCGACCGACGAAATATACGGAAGTAAAAATAAAGGTTCTTCAAAAGAGACTGATAAATATAATCCATCATCAGTATATAGTGCATCAAAAGCATCAACAGAGTTATTATGTAATGCATATATTGAAACATATAGTATGGATATTGTCACAACGCGGTGTTCTAATAATTATGGGACAAACCAATTCGAAGAAAAGTTAATTCCAAAAGTTATCAAGAATGCTTTAGCTGGTGAAAAAATTCCTATTTATGATGAAGGATTGCAGAGTAGAGAGTGGACACATGTCGATGATCATATCAAAGATTTATTATTTGTTGCTGAACATGGTAAGAAAGGGCAAATTTATAATGTTGGAAAAGGATATGAAATCGCAAATATTGATTTAGTTAAGAAGATTTTAGAAATTCTTGATAAACCTGAAGATTTGATTGAGTTTATTCCAAATGGGCGTAAAGGACATGACTTTAGATATTCTATTAATACATCAAAGTTGAAGAAATTACGTCAATCGGTTCTTAATAATCAACTTGACAAAAATGTAGCATATGACGTATTCACAGAACGGTTAGTAGAAGTTGTCGAGGGTTATCTATGAAAAAATACTTACTAAGAATATATTGGAGGAGGCCCGTAGTTAATCCATCACTATGGCCATTTACGCATCATACAGGGGAATATATATTTCGAGTCGATTCTGAGGGAGAATTAAATGAACATATAAAGCATATGAAAAATAAAGCTATAGTTGAGAATTACGGTAGGGAACTTATAACTATTGAAACATTTAAGAGCTTATAACATGAAAAATTTATTTATAGATGGCGGTAATTTACTAATGCGGTCATATTACTCACCACAAAACAAACCATTTACAAACTCTGTCGGTAAAGAAGTTGGACATATACTATGTTATATGAAGAATCTGCTATCTTTACAAGAACGATTTGAGGCTGATAACATATTTATAGCATGGGATATTCGCGATACTGAGTTTATTAACTTTAGGCAGGATGCTGTTGGATATAAAGCAACACGCGACCGTTCTGATGAAGAAGACTCACATAGATGTGATAAGGTTATTTGGGCAATGTGTGAATATTTAGGTATTAGAAACATGCGAGCTAACAAATTAGAGGCAGATGACATCATTTCATGGTTATGCTCTGAATATCCTAATGATGATAATGTAATCGTATCAAATGATAAGGATTTTCTACAATTAATCAATTACTATCCCTCAATTAAAATTTTTTCACCAATTAAACAAGAACTAATAAATGAAAGCAATCATAAGGAACATACAGATGGCGTCGATATTGATAAATACTTACTCTATAAGGCAATTATTGGTGATAAGTCTGATAACATTAGTGGATTATTTCGATATGGCCCTGTGAAGGCTAGAAAGATCGTAGAAAATGTTTCTGAGGGATTATCAGCATTATCAGATGAAAATAAAGCAATTATCAAGCGCAATATGTGGATTATGGACTTGAGAAAGGGATTAGATCAATATTCCGATGAAATTGAATTTTATTCAGACCAAATTGTTGATATAGACCCCAATTTAAGTATGTTCTTTGAAGTTACAGAAAAACTTGGGTTATTTAGTATTTACAATAATAAAAGTGTGTGGCGTGATAAGTTTGGTGGGTTTAAGGCGGGAGATATGTTGCAAAATATAATGAATTCAATAAATAATTAATATGGATAACTACAATAACTATAATCATACACGCAAATGTAACAATTGCCCAGGTGCAGTGGCTCGCGCTCGTTGCAACGAAGTTCACGCATATAACGAAATTATAGTGGAGGCAAAATATATTTGCCCACGATGTGGAACAATGTTCCATCGTGAGGAAGTTTCGCGCCGCCCTAAAGATCAGAAGTGATAAGTAATATTTGATTATTTATGCCATATGCATAAATAATTAATATGGCATTATTAGATTCATTAAGAGGCGGGTTTCGGAACGAAATGTTGTCCACACTCCAATCGATGGCTCCATATTCCAGTAGGAATATGGTTGACATGATTAGTGTGGACAATCCTAAATATAAAGATTTTCATACAAAAGGGACTAGACGAGAGGAATTACTATCCAATCATAGTATATCTCAGGGTAATCCATTTGGCAACGCTAACCACCCAATGGGTGACTTTGGTAGTAATGGTGATTATCATACGTTCATGTATGCTAATATCGAACCAGATAAGGGTAAACGACTGAGCGAATATAGATTAATGTCGGGATATGATTTTATATCTACTGCACTTGATGAAATCTGTGATGAATTTATTGTTATTGATGATAGAGAAGAAATTATTAATTTTAGAGTTGATGAAAGACTCGACAAAGCATCAAGAAAAACAATCAAGGAAGAGTTTACAAAATTTGTCCAACATTTCGATCTAGAAAATAAAGGTTGGGAGTATTGCCGCAATCTTCTGGTTGACGGAGAACTGTTTTTTGAAAATGTTATTGCAGATGGTAAGGAAGATAAAGGTATTTTGGGGATTGTAAGTATCCCAAACGAAAGTATTGACCCAATTTTCAATAATGTTCAAAATTTAATTGTTCGTGGTTACTTGATGAGAAAACCCATCTACGATGAAGCCCAAAAACAAGTGAAAGAGGTTGTCCCAATTGTTTTTGATACTAATCAGGTTACGTATTTTAATTCTAATGAGTGGAATGAGCAAAAAACATTCAGATTACCGCATGTCGAAAAGGCACGTAGAGCATACAAGCAATTAAATATGATCGAGGATAGTATTGTTATCCATAGACTTGTAAATGCCCCCGAAAAACTCGTTTTTAAGGTCGATGTAGGCAACATGTCTCAACCGCAAGCTGAGCGATACCTACAGCAATTAGCACAACGGTATTGGTCAAAGAAAACGTATGATTCTAACCAAGGTGGTGTCAACATGTTTAACCCTCAGAGTATGTTGGACGCATTTTGGTTTCCAAAACGTGCGGGGAGTGAGGGGACAGATGTATCAAGATTGCAAAATAATGGCGGGAACCTTGGCGACTTACCCGATTTAGCATTCTTTACTAATAAATTATATAAATCACTAAGTGTCCCTGTAACAAGACTTACAGAGTCAACTGGATATAGTGACGGAACGGATATGCTTCGCGAAGAGCTAAAATTTGCACGTTTTATTATTCGTTTGCAACGACAGTTCTCCGAAACTATGAAACGCGCATTTATTACGCACTTGAAACTGCGCGGATGGTGGGAGGAATATAAACTTCGTCCAACTGACTTAAAAATTCATATGAATGAGCCAACTGCATTCAATACTCTTCGCAAACAACAAATTTTTGAAATTGAGAGTAATAATTACGCAGGTATGGTTAGTAACGAGCTTATTTCCGAAACATATGGTCAAAAATTATATCTTAGAATGACAGATGAAGAAATTCTTGCAAATAAAGAATGGCTACGTAAAGATATGGAATTTAAGTGGGAACTTCAAAATATTGGTCAATTTGGACCAGATTGGAGAAAACAGGCTGAAAACGCTGAAGGTCAAGCTGCTGAAGATTTTAATCCGGAGGGTGGAGATTTAGGTGGTGGTGGCGGTGGAATGGGCGGAGAAACCGAATTTGGAGGAGATGGGGGCAGTGTCCCACCTGAAGACTTTGGAGCCGCACCTGACGCTGGTGGAGATGCTGGTGGAGACGCTGGAACAGATGAAGAGGTTTAATTATGAAAAACTTTTTAGAATTCTATATCGAATCAGCAGTTCCGTTTGATAAGCGTAGGGAAATACGTAAAGGTTTAAAAAAGAAATACGGTAATAAACTTTTTAAACCATATACATTTGGTTTCGACATTGAGTTCACTATCACTCGCGATATGGACGAAGTTAGAGACCATCTTGACCATATAAATATAGAATATGACAATGATGATGATTATAAATTATATGTTAATGGTTTATATAAAAAACAAAAACAAGACCTAGATTATGATGACATTGATGATTGGGAAAGTGATCATCCTGAGCCAGATGAAGATGATTATTATGACGAAGATGATTGGACAACTGATTATAATACTTGGTATAGTCAAAAGGAGAGTTTGGAAGAGACGTTAGCTGAAAACAATAATTTGTTGGAAGATCTTAAAGAGACCAGCCAAGAAGAATATATTAAACAAATATTATCTAATGGAAAATGGGAGGAATATTTTCCAAATAAAGGTGGACAAATTGAGGGGGATATCGAATATGTTTCTGAACAAATCGAAGAAATTCTTTCATCATATGATATTGACCCAGATGACTTCACATGGGAAGTGCATGAAGATGAGACAAGAAATATAGAGATTGTGTCACCAATTTTAAGAACAAAAGACATCCCAATAGCAATGGAAGTATTAAATAATTTAAATATTGGCGAAGCGGGTGCGGGAACGTCTGCGCATGTTCATATCGGCTTACCTGAAACATTTGATTATTTTGACTTATTAGTGTTATATGATTTAGTTGATGAAGATACGATTAATAAAGTAGAGCCAGATAGAGCACGCGGTTATACCGAATTGAAAAATGTGATGTATAGACAGCTTGCAATATTTCTAAATACATATGAAATGGGTAGCGATATAGACGTTGGGGACTTCCGTAAAATACAAACTGAAAAACGCATGGGTGTAAATATTTCTAAGGTGAGTGGGGGGGTTGTAGACAGTAATAAAAAGGGTGATAAATCAAAATCTGGAAAGGGTCGCACAATTGAGTTTAGATATCTTTCATCACGTATATTAGATGATACCGAGCAGTTTTTTGAGTGGATTGAATATTACATGACATTAGTCAAACTTGCCGAATCAAGGGGTAGATTTAAATTCCAACATTCTGATCAAACATATGTATTAACACGCATATCAAAAAATAAAATTCATTATGATGACCACGAAACTGGTAGACCATATGAAAAACAAACTGACATCAAAGATACGATATCAAAGTCGGATAATAGAAAAGTCATGTTAAAAGAGTTGAGTGATATACACAAAGATCTCCCAAGTAATTTGAAAATTAAATATCCATTACCCGACATTAACAATATGTCAAACGCACAAATTGATAAATTTTTACTACAAAATAGTGAATTAGCACATTGGTATGTTTCGGGAAAGCGTTTCAATAATAAAGATTATGAAATACCAAAAGAATTTATCGAAAAGATTTCAGAAGATGTATTACAAGGTATAAAATTAGTAACGCAAACTAGAACTGGTTTACGTAGAAACTTCGTTGTTGAAAATAAGCTATTGAATACGCCAGAGTCACAGTTAGATGAAAACAATATAATAAGATATACTATAGCAATGGCATTATACTTACAGCATCTATATCGGCAAGATTATTTTAAACATTTCGATGTTGAAATAACAAATAAAATTAGACAAACGGAGGACTTAGGTGAGGCCAGACGTTTATTTAAGGAAGTTTTAGACAATAACGATAAATAATCATGTGATAGATGAAGATGACATCATATGATTACTTATATTATTCGCCAAGTTTATAAATAATTATATGCCAGAGCCACTTTCATCATTTTATTCCACACATTTAAATTCTAGAGTCAATTCCATTGAGACGTTAGCGTGTAGGAATCTGAGGTTCCTTGGTGGAAATTTAGCTTCGGTGGAGCTAAGTCAGGATATGGGCTTCGAATCTATCGCTAAGGCGGTTGAGTTATATACTCAATACACTGAGCCAAGTAGAGAATACCTTTTATTCGATTCTCAAATTTATACTCCAGGCGTTGGTATTAAAATGGAAGCATTGTTTAATGCAACACCTGAACTATCTTCAGCATATGATTTAGCTGATCCAAATACTGTAGTTGGGAGAGATTATGATTTACAGGATTATAGGAAAGTTATTGATGTTCGTAATATGGAAGTTGGGGAGAACCAAGGCGCAAATATTCTATTTACTGTTCAATATGCAATGATTCAACAGATGGGTGCACTGATGCATTCAGGTGGTATGAATAAGGGATTTGATTTGGTGTCATGGTATAATATGAACGAATTCTTAGAGCTTCGTAACAAGATGCTAGCCCTCCATGTTGAATGTAGATTTGATCCACACACACAATTATTAAGATTGTTCCCAGAACCGACTGGTGCAGAGGCATATGGTAGTCAAAGTAGGGGGTTTGGTAAGTATTATGGTCTTGTTGAATGTTATGTAGAACCTAGATTTCGGGATTGTTTAAAAAACCATTGGGTTCAAGAATATTCATTGGCTTTAATGAAAATTATGGTTGGAAATGTAAGAGGTAAGCTCAACGGAACTCAGTTATTAGGTGGTGGAACAATCAATTGGGATACATTTATGAGTCAAGGTAGAGAAGATAAATTACGCCTAGAAGAGCAATTACTAAATGGAACTGGTGGTTTTGCAAATGCAGCACCACCTCAAATGTTGATTTGGTAATTTCTAAATAATGCCAAAATTTAAACAGTTTATCTTATTAGAGATGCCCCAACATTTTCATTCTGGTGATGATATAGCAGTAAACGATCCAAAGGCCAACTACGCTATTACGCAGTCATATAAACAGACTCATATAAACATCGACACTATTCAATTTCAGAATGACGAAATCGATGTATATTATGATGGTAATAAAAGCGGTGGGGACTATGCATTCATCTCAGGTGACAAAACACTTGCAGAATATAGCTATGGCGCACATGATAGTGGGTTTATTCAAACTGATACAATTTGGCAAGATAAGGCATATCGCGGTATATTTAGATTTATTTTTGTAACATATTTATTACCAAAATATAAAACTATTATATCTGATCATAGATTAACTCAACTAGGATTTAATTTTTGGGTAAAGTTATTCAATGATTATAATTCAAAATTTCAGTTTGGTATCTTCAACATGGATAGTAACGAAACAATTAAAATTGATTCGGGGGAAGAATTTAAAAAATATTATTCTGAATTGGAAGAGATGAAAAAGTGGCGATTCTACGTAATGTTATGACTAATGGCTCGATCAAGGAAGCAGTTTAAGTCAGGTGTATATAGACCATTCAATAGTCAAAAGTTTGGTGAGTCAAAATGTGTTTATAGGTCATCATTTGAGTTAGATTTCTTAAAATGGTGTGACCAAAACTCTAAAGTTATGGATGTTAAATATGAAAAGGTAATCATTCCATATCTATGTAAAATAGACGGTAAAATGCATAGATATTATGTAGATTGTAAGATTGTCTTAAAGGAAACAAATGGGTTAAAGACATATCTGATAGAAATCAAACCATTTAATCAAACGTTACCCCCAAAAGAGAGTAAACGTAAGAAAAAAACTACAATTATATATGAACATCTAGCATGGGCTAAAAATACAAGCAAATGGGATTATGCTAAACAGTTTTGTAAAAAACATAATTATCGTTGGTGTATATTAACCGAAAAGGGTATTTATATCGATGATAAATTTTTTGAAGGTAAAATGTTTGGAAAAACTAAATAATTAAAATGAATGCGTTCAACAATCAGTTTGAAAAATTAAAAAAAGTATACACAGAGTCCCCAGAGAGTTACAAGGGTTCGACTGTAGAATCTAAGGATGTAATAACGTTTGTTTACTTTATCCCAACGGGCGCAATTGCGTATGGTAATAAGGGCGAGGAATTATATCACACGACGATTCTGCGTCACTTTAAAGGTAAGCATCATGAGAGTTTAAATGTTAAAGGCGATATAGATAAGAATAATATCGAAGCTGATACAGTTATAACAGGTAGAATATGGGTTGACTCAAAAAAATTAGCAATTTGGGACTATATTGGTAATTTCTATGAAGATATAGACTTCCAATCGTGCCTACATAATATTGGAGCATTTTTTGGAGCAAATTTACATCAATATCAGATCGAGGTGACGAAATTAACAGGTGACGATGTAAAAAATGCAAAAGAGATTAAATTTACATAAATAATTATATGAAATGGTTAATTATACTAGCAATACTCTTCATAACTGGTTGTTCAACTCCACCTGTTCATAAATCCAAACCTATTGTTGTAGAAAAAATAGGTGGATCATCAGTTGTAGTGGAAGTTCATGGTAATCTAACAAGGATATATTCATCTAAAGCAAAGGAATAATATGGGAACAATCGAAATTTTAAATTTTTTACTTAGTGGCGTAGGAGCCGCATTTTTAACTATATGGAAAAATAAGCAAGAGGATACACGCGCAGAACGTGAGTTTTATTTGCAGACAATATCTAAGCAAGCTGAGGCAACAAAAGACGCTCGTGAATATGAAGGCGTCCCAATTACTGAACAGTCTAGATTTATTAAGAAGAAAAAAACGTGGATGTTATTTGGAAAAGATTTCGGATACGATTTTGAATCCAATGATAGTGGGACATATAAAGCATCTACAGGGTTTCATATGACACGTAGAATTATTGCGCTCTTATCTGTAATTTCATTAATTGTATTACCGATCATTTTACCAGTATTTTATGATGCAAGTGTTACATTTGGCTATGTTGAAAATAGTTGGACATTACTACCATGGGTAAGTGAAGTGCCTGTAGTTAAATGGATCACAGTTGGAGATGCAACTCGAAATGTAGTTATTACTCCGCTCATGTCTAACGTTTTAATCTCGGTTATATCTAGCTTTATGGGGAATCAAATAACTAAAAGATAATGCTCATTTTAATAAATAATTAAAATGAGTAATAATTTTAAATTAATTGTCGAGGATGTTGACCTAGATTCCTTTGAATATATTGTAGAAGAACAGAATAATAATTCTGATCGGAAGTATTATATTAAGGGGCCAATGATTCTTCTTGATGAGAAAAATCAGAACGGGCGTGTCTACGAAAGTTCTGAAATGATACCCGCTGTTGAAAAATATATTAAGGAATATGTTGAGACAAATAGAGCATTGGGTGAACTTGAACATCCAGAAAAACCCGATGTTAATCTTAAACAAGCATGTGATAGAGTTGTATCGTTAGTCCGAGAAGGTAACATATACATAGGTAAATCAGTTTGTCTTTCAACACCCGTAGGTAAAATACAAGAGTCTCTTATACGAGATGGAGTAAAGTTAGGTAAGTCTACAAGATGTTTGGGACAATTAATTGAATCAAATGGCACAAACTATGTTAGATCACCAAATATTAGAGCAATCGATACAGTTGCCAATCCATCTGGTCAAGGTAAAGATACAAGTTGTTTCATGAATGGTATTTTAGAAAATAAAGAATTTATAATTAACTATAATCAAGGCAATGAAATTGTCTATGATGGGTTAGAAAAATCTATAAATTCTTTACCATCTAAAAAAATTGATGAATATCTTACTGAACAAATTTTAAAATTTATCCGCAATATTCAATAACATATGCCAATCGTAACCCCATTTAATAGAGAAATAATTAATTTATGAATGTGCAATTTAATGATTTAATCAAACAAGGTAGAGCAACTATTGAATTAGGTGTTTCTAATCCTAGTAGTTCAGGATATGCAGCAAGTATATCATCAATTGGAACATCAACTGATAATAAAACGTGGATTAAAGTTGGTGCAGGTGATACTGATTGGGAAAAACTTATTCAAGATAGTGATATAACAGCTGTTATTCCTGCTAGTCCTACTCTGATCGGCAACACAATCTTCGTAGCAAAAAACGGAACCAACACGCGCACAGGGCTTGACCCACACGACATCCGTAAACCGTTCCTGACTTGCGCAGCAGCACTTGCATCAGCAACTAGCGGAGACACGATACACGTATTTGCTGGCGACTACTCAGCAGAGGGAGCATTAGGTGGTAAAGATGGCGTGGACTGGACAATCGAGCAGGGTGCAATTAGCCCAAGCTTTGATGTCATAGGAGCATTTACGTTCACGATTGATGGTGATATTGGGGGGGTGTTTACTGTTAATAACGCAAGTGCAAATGTGGCATGTAAGGGGGATGTTGGGGGTGATATTCTTTGCGGTGGCGGAATTCAAACGGCAGGAAACGCGGGGACTTCTATTCAATGCTCTGGCGGAATTCAAATAGCAGGAAACGCGGGAATTTACATTCAATGCTTTG